TTTGCAAAAGCATTCTACGAATCGGCAGCATGGCGGCGGACGCGGGCGTACATCCTGAAACGCGACGCGGGGCTATGCGTCAGGTGCGGCGCGCCCGGTTGCATCGTCCATCACAAGACGGAATTAACGCCGCGAAACATAGATGACCCCATGATTACGTTGAACGAAGATAATCTTGAAACCGTCTGCCGGACGTGTCACGCGATCATTCACGAAGGAACGCCGCCGCTTGCAGACGGTCTTGCTTTTGATGCAGACGGAAACGTTATCGAATCCGCAATATCCCCCCCGGTGCGCTGCTGAAAATTTCCGGCGGCGTAACCGCGCTTCAGCCACGTTTAGAACCGCCCCGGTCGCGCACATGAGGGGGGGGGTAACGCAAAATTCAGGAGGTGGCATACATTATATGGCGGAAGAAAAAAAGACATACGAAGATATGTCAAACCCTGAAAAAATTGACGCGAAAAAGCGGAAAATTAAAAAACTTTTCCGTGATTTACCCACAGAAAAGAAGCAATTCGCGGAGGGTTTAATCAATCAATTCGCGGTCACGTCGGTTACGCTGGAACGCCTTGCCGACGCGATCAACAACGGCGATCTTATCGAAGATTTTGTGCAGGGCGCACAGAAAATGCGTCGGGAGTCCCCCGCCCTACGCGCCTATAACACGACGATCAAATCTTTTTCCACACTGACAAATCAGCTTATCAACCTACTGCCGGAAAAGGAAAAGAAAACGGCGGGCGATGAACTGATGCAGTTTATTACGAAGCCGAAAGCGGCGGGCAGATAATGAACTATGTGCGCGAATACTGGGGGCGGATTTCAAGCGGCGAGATCGTCACAAGCCGCCGCGTCAAAGCTGTTTACGGGCGGCTGATGCAGGAAATGGACGCGCCCTCGGATGATTCGGCGTACTATTTCGACGAAGAAACCGGGGAACGCCCGATTTTGTTCATTGAGCAATTCTGCAAGCAGTCGCAGGGTACACTCGGCGCGGCGTTGAAGCTGGAATTATTTCAAAAGGCGTTCATTCAGACGCTATTCGGTTGGCTTGAAAAAGACACGGGATACCGGCGCTTCCGCGAAACGCTGCTTTTGGTCGCCCGAAAGAACGGAAAAACGACACTGCTTGCGGCTATCGCGCTGTATCTGCTTGTCGCGGACTATGAGGGCGCGGCGGAAATCTATTCCGTAGCGACGAAAAAAGATCAGGCAAAAAAGACGCTGACCGAAGCCGTCAACATGGTCAAGCAGTCGCCGGAACTGCGCGCGATCATCAAAAAGCGCCGGAACGATATTTATTTTCCGGCGACGGCATCCATCTTTGAAGCCCTCGCGTCGGATTCCAACACGCTTGACGGTCTAAACTCCCATGCGGTCATCATCGACGAATTGCACGCCATTCGTGACCGCAATTTGTACGAAGTTATGAAGCAATCGACCTCCAGCCGCCGACAGCCCATCGTGATTATGATTACCACATCCGGCAC